ATACTCCACTGAACACCCCATTTACTCCTAGAACTGGTATCATAGAGGATAAAAACGGTGGTAATGGTTGGTCTACAGAAGTAGTCCCAGAGATTACAGTGCCAGACGGTACGCCATTCCATCTGCAAGCTATCCAATATGAGGTCGAGTCTTCGTGAATGATGTTGTAACGCAAGATAGTATTTACCAGTTACAAGAAATAATAAAAGAGCTTCCACAGGCAGATATAGTTACAAGACACCACTTCTCTGATGGGATGTACGCAAGAGAAATGGTAATGCCTCCAGGAAGTATTGTTGTAGGAGCTTTGCACAAAAGCAAGCATCTGTTTACCGTTGTGTCTGGTGAGTGTGAAGTATCCAGTGTTCACGAAAGGGAAAAGATTACAGCTCCGTACTTAGGTGAAACAGTACCAGGAACTAAACGTGTTATATATAGCGAGACAGGGTGTACTTGGATTGGATTTTATCCTACGCACTTAACAGATATTGATGAATTAGAAGCGGCTATTATTAAGCCGGAGGGTATTTAAATGGTTTGGGTAATAGCAGCAACAGCCACAGAGCTTTTAATTGCGGCAGCAGCAGTTGGCACAACAGTTAGCGCTGTCGGAACAGTACAGGCAGGTAAGGCACAAGAGTCGGCCATGAAGGCTCAAGCAGAGCAAGAACGTATAGCCGCTGAGAGTCGTGAACTAGAACGCCAGCAGAAGCTCAATGCAGCCCTTGCAGCTAATGTTGTAGGGTTAGGTGTGTCAGGCATCAAGACGGAAGGAACTCCCTCTAGTATTGCACTAGAAAGCGCCAAGAATATTGGTTTAAGCGAAGGCATGATGAAGCTGTCTGATAGGCTTGCTCAGGCTCAACTTCGTCGTCAGGGTGCTAATGCTAGAAAAGCCGGTCAATATGCTGCTGCTGGAACACTATTACAAGGTGTTGGTAGTCTTGCTGCATATACTGGTGGTGGTGGTGGTGGTGGTGGTGGTGATTGGGGTGGTGATTACTCTGGAATTTCTGGCGATCCATTCGCATAATAAGGAACAATAATGGCTAAACAAGAACGAATTGGTTTTTACGGTAAGTTTACTCCTACTGCTTTAGATACCTCTGAAGCTGACAAGATGCGAGCATTGGCTGGTTTAGGTGGAGTAATAGCCGATACTAGCCTATCTATAGCAAAGCCTATGGTAACTGCTGAAAGAGTCAAGCAGGCAGAAATTGCTAGTGCTGAAACAGGTACTATTGACCCTGAAACTGGTGAGCTAAGAGGGCCAGCAGAAGAGGTTGCCGCATACAAAATTGGTGCAGCTCAGGCCAACGCTGTTATGCGTAACACCTATGAGGCTAACGTAGCAGTAGAGATTAACGATATTGTTGACTTTGCCGCTGCTGAGTTCCCTGACGACATTGAAGGTTATGCAAGATCAGTCAAGGCTCAAAGAGAGGGTCTTATTGGCGCTATGCCAGAAGAGTACAAAGGCAAAGCTGAAAACCTGTTTGCTCGCCTAGATAATCCTACCTCTCGCAATATTGCCGAAGCACAAAAACAAAAAGCGATGGACGCCTCTAACACCAACATTCGTCAAGCTGCTAATGTTGCCGAGAAGGGTTTATCTAATGCCGCCTTTGCTGGTGACGTTGCCTCTACAGCTGACTTTGCTACCGAGTATGCTGTTTCCTTGCAGAGACTTGTAGATCAGGGTGACATGACTACAGATCGTCAGGCCGAGTTACTGACTGCACAAAACGAAAGAATTATTGTTCAAGGTAAGTTGGGTGAAGTTGACCGAGCTATTAGAGCAGAAGGTCGTACTCCAGAACAGCAGATTGAAGATGGTCGTGCAATCGTTGAGGCATTGCGTGAAAACCCTGATGCAGATTTGAGTGCAGAGAAAAACCAAGAGCTTATAACCAAGTTGAATGCAGCGGTTGCTTCTAAGGCAGTGGCATACTCAAAAGAGAAGGCTACTCTTACAGTTGAAGAGCAAAATATCAAAGCTGACTACAATACCAGCGTTAAACTTAGCACTAAAACTCCGTCAGAGCTTATCTCAGAGGCTTATGATTTGCAGGCTAGAGGAATACTCAGCCCAGCAGAAAGATCAAGCTATGAGGTAGAAATACAAAAAACTTCTGTTGCGGAAATAACCAAGAATCGTGATATTGCTGATGTGTCAAACCTTGTGTCAGGAGCGCCACAGCCAACTGATCGCGCTGTTGTTGCTACACAGAAGAGTGTAGATGATTACTACGAACTTACCGAGCCAGGAACTCCACTTGATCCAGACGTAAGAAGTACAGTGCAGGCAAACATTGCGGCTAAGACTGGGTACATTCCTACGCAGGTCAGAACAGAGATCAGGAATAGTTTACGATCTAATGACCCAGCAAAGATTGAGTACGCAGTTGAAACTATTGACCGAATACAATCAATAGCAGGAATTGGCGAGCAGGCATTTAACGCTCAAGAGGTTGCTTTTGCAGATCAGGTTATGGATGCAATGAACTATATGTCAATGGAAAAGGCAATCGAAAACGCTAATAACATTACAGCGTCAGACAGACCTGAGCGCAGAGCTATGGCTGAAACTAGAGCCAATCAAATTAAAGAAGATAAAGACACCTTTGCTGATGCTTATAGAGGTGAAATTATATCTGAGTTTAAGGGGACTTTTGCTTGGGAAAGTAATTTTATTAAAAACAACCCCTCACTACCATTGATGGTAAAAGACTACGGAAAACTCGTAGAGAATTTATATAAGTCTGGCACAGTCGATATTGAGTCAGCAAAAGCAAAAGCTATGAAGCTGATAAATGCAAACTGGAAAGACGGTGAGTTTGGGTTAATGAAATATCCGCCAAACCAATTTGAAGCATACAAGCTTCCTAGTACTGACGACACTACCTACATACGAGATCAGCTAAAGTCAGAGTTGTTAGAGCAAGGTTTGGATGTTCCTCGTGAAAACATATACCTTGAGTCAGACGAAGAAACCGCAAGAACGGCATCTTCTGGAAAGCCAACTTACAGAGTTACAGTTGAGTTAGATGATGGCACTATCAATGCAGTTACATTTGTTAGCAAGGATGGTCAGACAAGCCCAAGGTACTATCCTGATGTTGAGGCTGGCACAAAGGTGCAAGAGGAAAATAATCGGCTTGCAGGTGAAAAAGCTCTTTACCCATATGGTAAACTGAAAAAGCAAACATACACAACTTTAGACAAAAACACTGAAGCAGCTTTGGGTAACATTCTGGCATCTAGTAATAGCCCATTTGCCATACAAGGTCGAAGTATTGCAGCGGCTGTTGAAGCTCCAAGTAAGGTTACACCTTCCCTTGTTAAGAAGATTCTTGAGCAGACAGGAGTTCCATTTGCTATTGGTGAGATAGGTGACGCTTATGAATACGTCAAGTCTTCTGTGCAGCAAGCCAGTGACAACTATGTAGCCTCTTTGCAAAAAAATAAAGGTAAGTAATATGCCATTTGTGCCATCATTATCAACACAGCTCGTTAGTGAAAAGTTAGTTCGAGAGCCTCAAGAAGTTATCCCACAGGAAGACCCTACGCTGGGAGAAATTGGTAAGGCATTGTTCCGTCAAGAGAACATGATTGGTTCATGGCTTGTTGAGCCTGAGGGATTGCCTGACACCAAAGACGACCCTACGTTTGATGCTTACTCCATGTTTACTGAGGATGAGCGTAATGACAAGGCATTTGTTGAGACTGCCATATTTGCTGATAGCAGTGATGAGCTAGATACTGTAAGACGGCAGATGGAAAGAGAGCGAAAGGATAGGGATACTATTGCTAGGGGTGGAGCTACATCTTTTGTTTTAGCTCTACCAGTGGCGGCTGCTGATCTAACATCTATGCTGGCTTTTGGTGGCTTGGCTGCTAACACTTATCGTGCAGGTAAAAGTATATTAAGTAGTGCCGCTGTTACTGGGTCTGTTGTCGGTGTTGAGAGCGCCATCCAGGAGGCCGCATTACACTCTACACAGCTTACAAGGACTTATAGTGAGTCAGCAGTTAACATTGGTGCTTCAACGCTCTTAGGCGGCATTCTAGGCGTTCCTATACAAAAGCTGGCTAACTACGGTATTGATGACAAGGTTCTATCTGAATTAGAAGATGTAATGAATGTTGAGCCAAAAATAGCTGAAGGAATTAATCCAACCATTAATGCTAAGACTGGGCCTGTAGGCGACGACAGTGTTGGTGCGGCTCGTACAGTTGTTGGTAGTTTTGAGGTTAAAGGGAAGGCTCCCAGAGCATTACTTAAAGCTATGCCGTTTGACCCTCTCAGCAGAACATCTGTTAGTGAGTACGTTGGCACAAGACGAACAGTTAATATGCTTGCTGAGAATGTTATGGATATTGATGCGGCTCCATTGCAGTCTGCTCAATCGTTGGCAGGCATTAAAATTGGCAAGGTCTACTCATCTATTGATAACCATCGCAAGCTCTATGCTCAGTACCGTGGCAAAGGCGGAGTTGTAAAGTCAGAAAAAACAGAGACAGGTACGCGCACCATCTATAGTAAAGACGAGCCTGTAATGACATCCACCGAGTTTAATGAGGCTGTGGCTAGGGCTGTTCGTACTGGTGAAAGTGACATACCTGAAGTTAAAGCATCAGCAGATTTTTGGCGTTCAGAGCTGTACGATCCCTTGAGGGATGAAATGATAGAGCTGAAGATGTTGCCAGAAGATGTGGATGTTTCAACGTCAGTAAACTACCTTAACAGAATCTACAACAAGAATAAGATTAGCACCAATCTTCCATCATTTGTATCTAAGGTCTCTAAGTGGCTCCAAGACAAGGACGAGACTCTATATCGAGATGCTAAGGATGCTCAGGCTAAACTCGATGCTGGTGACATTGCTGATGTAGCAGATGTTGCAGAGGGTGCCGTTGGGCCGACCCCTGTTGGTTCTACTGTTAGAGCTGGAGATAGAGGTAACACTGGCAAAGTTGTGTTTGCTGATGATAACAATGTTGTTGTGCAGTTTGTTAATAAAAAGCTGGGAACTACAGCAAGCAAGACGTTTACTCCAGATCAGGTTACTCCTGTATCTAAGGCAGCAAAGAAAGGTGGAAAGAAAGCAGCAGATGGCGAGAGAGCAAAACTACAGGCAATCATAGATAAAGCAGAGTTCAAGAAGGGTAGGGACTTTGAGCCAGAAGACTATGAGAGCATTGCTTTAGACATCGCAGATCGGATCAGGGGAACTCCTGACGGCAGGTTGCCATACGACTGGAAGATGGGCGAAGGATTTAGCTCAGGAAGAAACGGTGCTACTTTAAGAGGCTCTGCTGCATTGCGCGGCCCACTAAAGTCAAGAAAGTTTACCATTGAAGATGAGATAATCGAGGAGTTTCTTGAGAATGACATTGAGACTTTAGGTAAAAGATATTACCAGCAGACTGCTGTTGACATTGAGCTAACGAGAAAGTTTAAAAGCGTTACACTTGACGATGAAATAAAAGATATTCAGCAGTATTATTCTCAGAAACAGTTAGCAACATCGAAGCGCAAAGACCTGACTGACAAGCAAAAAGAAAAAGAGAATCTTAGGCTTAGCAGAAAAAGTGATGCTGACATTAGAGACATTGCTGGCATTAGAGATCGCATGAGAGGTGTTTACGGATACCAAGAAGATAACATATTTACTCGAATAGGTAGATCGGCTCGTGACCTAAACTACTTGCGCCTACTGGGTGGTGTGACCATATCTAGCTTGCCTGATATTGCTCGCGTTGTAATGGCGGAGGGGTTTGCTAAGTCTTTCTCTAAGGGACTTGTGCCACTAGTAACCAACCTCAAGCAATTTAAGTTAGTTGCCGAAGAAGCTAAAATGTGGGGCGTAGGGACTGATGCTTTTATGGGCGGCAAGTCTTCTTTGATTGCAGATGTTGGAGATTACGTCCAAGGTGGCACAGCAGTTGAGCGAGGCCTTAGATCGGGGGCCGCAAAGTTTGGCAAGATAAACGTACTAGACTACTGGACTTCAGGAATAAAGCAGGTTCACGCTGTTACCATGCAAACGTCTATCTTTGATAATCTAAAAAAAGGGATATACGACAAGCGACTAGGAAGGCTTGGCATTGACGAGCAATCTGCAAACGATATGTGGGAGCAAGTTAAGTTATACGGCACTCGTGAAGGTGGGATTTGGCAGACTGGCGCAAAAAACTGGGACAGGCAAGACCTTGAAAGAATGTGGGGGGCGGCAGTAAGAAAAGAGTCCGATAGAGTTATCATTATGCCTGGACAAGAAAAGCCTTTATTTATGTCTTCTGAGTTAGGTAAAGCTATCGGGCAGTTCAGGGCTTTCACACTGTCATCAAACCAAAGAATTGTTATCGCTGCTCTTCAAAACCAAGATAACAACACGTTGGGCGGAGTGCTGGCTTTAGTTGGCATGGGTATGTTTTCTTATTACATCAAAGAAAGTATTGCAGGCAGACCTGTTAGCACCGACCCTGCCACTCTTGTTATGGAGGGTATTGACCGATCTGGTGTTCTGGGCATTCTTGGCGAGGCGAACCTTACCTTGGAGAAAATATCAGGCAACAGTGTTGGACTAAGATCTTTGCTAGGTGTTAGCACTCATGCGTCTAGGTTTATGTCAAGAAGCCAAGCTGAGTCGTTGCTAGGCCCAACACTTGGAAGCCTACTGAGTACCACTGTGGCAGCTAGTAATGCGCTTACAAGCAAGGAGCCGATGACTGAGGCAGACGTTAGAACTCTTCGCAGGCTTGTTCCATTGCAAAATCTATTCTATTTAAAGCATGGATTTGATGCTGTAGAAAAGTCTATTGTTGACTGATAGCTGTATATTTTTTAACCAATTTTTAGTATAATCAACCCAAGGAATGATTAAAGTTATTGAGGAATAAAAATGTCTGTTACCGGCTCTACCACCAGAAATGATTATGTTGCTACGTTTGGACAAAATGTATTTAACTATACATTCCAAGCTCTTTTATCTTCTGATCTAAAGGTAATTAAAAGCGGTGCAGTGTTGTCTTTGAATACAGACTACACAGTTGCCATCGTTAGTAATAGCGGTGGATTTGTTACGCTATCCGCTCCTGCCTCTGATGGAGATACAATCAGTATCTTACTTGCAATGCCTATTGACCGCACTACCCAGTACCAAAATGCTGGCGACTTCTTAGCATCCGATGTTAATGGAGATATGGACAAAGGCTACATTGCCATGAATCAGTTGCAAACTGACATTAGCAGAGCAATACGCCTAAAGGATCAAGACCCTACTGTGGATATGACACTCCCAGTTAAAGCCAATAGGGCTAATAAGTTTTTAAAGTTTGACAGCTTGGGTAGACCTTTTGTTGCTAGTGGCCCTACTGCTATTGCTGTTGGCTCTGGAAGTTACTGCAACACTGTTGCTGATATGGTTAACAATTCTGGCCTAGAAGTAGGAGATGTTGCTACAACCCTTGGCTATTACAGCACTTACGATGGTGGCGGCAATACATACAAAATTGTGGATGTTGACACTGGCACAGCTGATGGCGGCTCTTACATTGACCTAGTAGGAATTGATGGGCAGGCTAAGGCAACATGGGAAGGCGGAGCAATCATTGACCTGCAATATGGCATTAAGCGTGATGCTGTTTTCCAAAGAAGCGGTGAAGGTCAGACTGACGGCACTGACAATGGCCCTGCTCTTGTTGCTTTGTTAGCTACGGCTAAAGCAAATAACTATAAAGTCCTGTTTACTGACGGCATTGCTACAACAAACACTCCGCTTGTAATGGATAAAGCTCTTGTTTCTATTCATGGTACTGGCAAGTTAATGTCATTCCTGAACATTGGCGCAACATTCCCTGTAGGCAGTAGCCTTTTAACTATTACTGATTGTGGTAGAACCGAAGGAACAGGAACTAACGAGAAGCCTTACTTTACAGATCAAGAAAAATCAGTAGAGCTTGTAGGGTTTACTTTGCTAGGTAGACAGCGAACAGTTAGAGCAAACGGACTTTCCTTTACTGGCTTGAACGACGACATGATTATTGATGTTGAGTGCCGAGACTTCTTAGGCATAGGTATGTCTTTGGGTAACGCTAACGTTACTAAAATAAATGCAGGCTTATGGGTAACAGGGCAGCAATACAAGATTGCTTTCCTTGGTACTGCTACAGGTGATGACGAGGACGAGAAAGAAGCAGCTATTCAGGCGCGATGGAATGCTTATCTAAGCACGACAGACGTTACCTATAGAATCGGCAAGACATTTGAAGCTCAAGATAACGGTGCAAGTATGACAGGTGCTGTTGCGGCAGTAGGCTATACCTCAGATACTGTGCGTGAGAGTACGTTTGAGAACATTCAGATAAAGAACTGTGGCAACCGTAACTTGATTGGGGGTGTACAGTACGATAATGCCGCTATGGAGATAGGCAGTAACGGTTCTAGCCAAGGTGACAACAACATCTGGATGCCTCTGTTACGCATCATTTACCCTCGTGGTAAAGCACTCAAGGTTGTTCCTAACGTATCTAACAGAGCGCGTAAGATTCGGATAGGACACTTGTTCCTACACGCTAACAATCAGCTACCTGCTGTGCCAGTTACTACTGACCCTTTAAACCCTAATAAGGGATATGACCCTAACGGTGAGAAGTGGAGAGCAAAGTCAAACTTAGTTGTTATAGGTACGCAGGGTGCGGTAGAGGGTAGTGCCGAGATTGCATCCATCAGTGTTGATCAGGTTGACTTGGTTGGACTAGAAGTCCCTTATAAATGCTTTGAAGTAAACACAGGTTCCTCCCTGCATATCAATGGCTTTACAGGAAACGCTCCTGACAAGTCTAAATATTTCTACTTTAATGGTGCGGAAACCTCTTCTATTCGTGATTACAATCGCGGTGGAATACGAGTAGGATCACCAGTAAAAAGCACTGCTAACTTAATTGAGATTGACGCAACAAACGGAATGTTTGAAGGTCATCAGTTAAGTGTATCAGGATTGCAGGCACCTACGGTTCCATCAGGTCAGAAGAAGTTTGCTACCCTAGAGGCAGGTAACTGGAGTGTAGGTAACTCGTTTGTTGTTAGAGAGTTGGGTACAGGCGGCAATGCGGCATGGGTAACATACACTGGTATAGATAAGACTTGGGCATATGGTGATACTTTTGTAGGTACAGCTAATAGTCAGGCTGCTTTAACAGGTGCTATCGCAGGTACTGGTGGTTTTGTGGAAGGCCAAGAGTATAAGATATTTGATTTAGGATACAGCTTTACTGACTCCACGTGCGACTACAACGATGGCACGACTGTTACCCACGATGCTAATTCTTCTATTGTAGCGGGATTAAGTGTTACTGGCGCTGGTATTCCGGTGGGCGCAACCATTGCTTCTATAACAGACTCTACAAACTTTGTATTAAGTGCAGCTACTACAGGCGGAGCAGTAACCAACGGCACTTTAAAATTTTATAACTCTACAGAAATACAAAACAAATGGAATAATTATTTTGAAACTACAGGCGAATCGTATAGTGTAGGTGATGTTTTCACTGGCACTGCTAACGACTCAACGTTGTTGACTGGTGGTGTTGCCAGGAAGATATATTACCCTAGCTATGTAGGTGATATTAAACACGTTAATGATGATAATGTTGTTGTTGCCAACATATACAAGCCTCAAGACGCAAACGCTGGGACTCCTTTTGCTCGTACTTCTCTTTATGTAGCTAGAGGCACAACGTACATTCAGAAGCTGTACCTTGTGACTAACAGCGAACTGGTTGCAGACGACACTAACTATGCTCAGATACAGTTTATTAAAGTAAGAGCTGACCAAACTACTTGCCCTCTAAACAGTCAAACCCCCCCAGCAGAAGATTGCTTTGCGGGACAGATTGCAAGGATTGAAACTAAAACCATAGAATCAGGTGGTACTGGTAGCTGGAAGATTGGTCAGATTATTGAGATACCTTTCACTGAGCCAAGACTAGATGCAGGAGAAGGACTAGCTTTTACAATCAACAAGCCAAGCGAAGGTGGCGGCACAGGAGTGGTTGTTCCTCACCTTGGTGTTGTTGCCGAACTTTCATCCAACCTATCACTGCAAACAGCAGATTAATTAACGAGAACTATCATGGTCGAAGAGACAAAGGAAGCAATGGATATAGCAGCAGCATCAACTGGGATACTAGCACTGGCAGCATGGTTGCCCCCTGTAGCATCACTGTTTACAATAGTCTGGTTAGGTTTAAGAATCTATGAATCAGATACAGTCCAAGGGCTGTTAGGAAGGAAGTAATGATTGAGAAGTTTATAGCACCTGTCACTAACTTACTGGACAAGTTCATACCCGATGCGGATACCAAGCAGAAGATCGCCCATGAGATTGCAACAATGTCTGAACGCCACGCGCAGGAAATCGCACTGGCTCAGATCGAAGTCAACAAAGCAGAAGCAGGAGGCAACTGGTTCCAAGCAGGATGGAGGCCAGCTACAGGTTGGGTGTGTGTTGCAGGGTTCGCAGTAAACTTCCTGATCTCTCCCCTCGCAGCAGCCTTTGGTGTTACAATACCTCAAGCAGATACAGCGGTTATGCTACCTGTACTGATGGGTATGCTAGGGCTAGGTACAATGAGAACTGTTGAAAGGATGAAGAAAGATGGGTGATGTAGTTAAGCTAAGGCCAGACCTTGCAGCACTGTGTGAAGAGTACGAGACTCTTATAGTCATAGGTGTGAACGACGAACAGATACAGATCGTTAGTAACTTGGAAGACCCTGACATCCTATACAGTATGGAAGTTGCTAAGGCAGAGTTAATTAACGCCTACTTTACTGCTGACTATGAGGTTCACTGATGCAGATGCAATACTTCGACATCAAAGAGTTTGATTGCCAAGAGACTGGCACTAACGAGATGAACCCTTTCTTCTTGGAGAAGCTAGACCAACTGCGTCACCAGTGTGGATTCCCTTTCAAGATTACCAGTGGATACCGTGACCCCTCTCACTCCATCGAGGCTCGTAAGACTAGACCTGGCACTCATGCTAGAGGTATTGCTGCTGACATTCAGATCAACAGCGGTTCAGAAGGTTATGTGATTGTGCGTGAGGCTATGAAGATGGGGTTTGGTGGCATAGGTATTGCCAAGAACTTTATCCATGTAGACGTACGCGATACCGTACAGGTTATCTGGACATATTAGTTTACATTTGTCCGGATATAAGGCGCTACAGTACCCAAATCCTTAACTTAGTAAACTCTTACTAGAACCCATCAGGTAGAAGGCTGACACCCTTGCGGCCTTTCTTTTGAGCATCAAGTAAAGACTTCCTCATCTTCTTTTGTTGCTTTGCGGTTATCTTGTCCATCCGCTTGGCTGACTTTTTAGCCTTCTTGTTTCTTGGCTCATAGCCTTTATCACCATACATGAGGTTCCAATATGGAGCATTTATTTTTGCTTTTTGCTTTCTGTCCGTCCACTTACCAGCAAGGCTATCCAGTACAAACCCAAAGTCATCTGCAAGCTGTTCTTTAAACTTTTCTTTATCTTCTTTTGATGCGTTTCTTTTAGTTAGCGGCCTATAAGAAGCCCTAACTTTCTCCATTTCTTTCGTGTATTTAATTTGCTTTTCTGGGTCAGTTGTATTTAACAGCAATCCTTGGATGCGATATTCGCGTTCATTTAATATCATATCCACAGCTTTACCAAATTCAGATTGATTTGTTGCAGCCATTAAATCCATTAACCTATTATTGGTTTCTCCACCATGATCTGAATCCTCTTGATGCCTGTATTCGTGCGCCCAGACATCTGCTGTAGCATTTTTATTTACCGCATTGACTGTCCCCCTCTCGATAGGGAAGCTGTATGTTTTTCCGTCTGCGCTTTTGTATTTATATGGTTTTAGTTGTTTAGCTCTAAGCCCAGAACGATCACTTGTTCCGTAATCTTTTGGTACGCTGTAACCACCAACAGAAAGTTTAGTGTCATCGGGAACTGCGCCTTCAGGCAACCCACGGTATCTAGCTATGCTTGGGTCAATCTTAGCTCCATCCATCATGTATGGTTTAATAGCCATCTGAAACTCGATGTCACCCATCTGTTTATTCATCTGCTGGCTAATCAAATCGGAGATTGTCGTTTTCTTTTTTGCCATTAACTTAGTAAACTCTTGCTGGTCTTCTTAGATTCTTTGAATGCCTTAGCTGTGGGCGCACCCTTAGCTCCAGGCTTTCTCATCTTCTCAGAGCTACCTGCTTTGATGCGCTTACGTTTTGCATGGATGTTTGCGTATAGACCTTTCATTACCACTTACTCTTGTTGGCCCAGTACGCAGCAGACATCTTACCCTTTGCGATGTTCTTAGCATGGCGAGCTTTGAAGGATTTGCGACGAGCCTTTTGTTTGGCTGTCTTGGGGTTGGCACCTGCACCTGATACGCCTTGCTGACCATAGCGTATAGTCTTAACCTTACTGCCTTCCTTGGCGACCACAACGTGAGATTTGGTGGCGTGTTTGGGTGTTCTCTTAGGCTTGTTGTAGCCAGAGACTCCGATTCGGGATAGTAAGCTGTTCTTTTTCATACCCCGATTATAGCATATTCAGGTATTTATTTCTCGTTGTATTCCAGCTCTAACAGCAGCTCACAGTAGTGTATGACCTTCCGTATATCCTCAGCACCATTCTTTTCGCGATGGCGTGTGATGTACTTGATGACGTTGCCCTCAATATAACCAATCTTATTCTTGTAGATATATTCGATTGGCTGTATCTCCTGCATATAGTGGCTGCCACCTTCCTGCTTATTTAGATAGCTCATTACTTTATATCCCGAAAGGTTACTGCTTTCCATAGCTCTTGGTAGCAACTTATGATTTGCTCTCTTTCCTCCCAGCATATAAGAACTGGAATATAGATAGGCGAAATAACCAGATAAAACCAGCCTAAAAAAAACCGTTTTATTTTTTTATTATTTAGTTTCATACTTCTTCCTCAAATAGTTAAGTGACACAGGCATCTCATCACACTGCCCATCATTGACTTCATGTAACATCCACACACCACGCCAGCTACTGTTGGTCTGCGCTGTCAGGTAGTCCTCATCGTGTTGATAGAAGATCCCAGCGAACAATCCAATCATAGGCTTCATGTCTGCTCTGTTGGCAAAGGCAATGTCTCTATCTTGAACGTGACCCATCACACAACTCATGTGCTTCTTGGTTAGCATCAGCTTGGCACTACTGACTGGCCTACCCATGATACCACTGGTGAAGTAATGCGAGTAAGCTATACCGTCAATCACTACGACATCCAGGAATCCATGTACTTCCCAGCCCATCTCTTCTAGCATAAGATCATCATAGCCTATGAGACCTTCTAGTTTAGCGTCTGACTCGATTGCTCTCTGTATGCGTTGCTCGTGGTTGCCCAGTGTGAAGACAAGCCTAGGGTTCCATCTCTTGTCCTTATTGCGTACTAGTCTTTGCTGCTCTTCGCGGATAGGATCAAGGAATGCTTTCATACCCTCAATGCCTGACTCAACATCATGTACATATCGACGACCTTCAAAGGACTTCTTGCCTACATCCCAGCTCGAAAGGCTAGGCATATCCCAGTGATCACCAATGTGAATGATAACATCTGGCTTCTTCTCTACTGCGTACTGTCCTGCCCACTTCAAATGATCTAGGTTACTGCCAGGTTTCACTTGCGTGTCAGGGATTACCATGTGCTTCATAATCTACTCCATTAAAAAAGCCCCCGTTAGGAGGCCATGTCTTGGTATGCAATAGCGGCTAAACCCACTACTACAACGATGATTGCGATTGTCACGATGTAACCCCAGTAGTCTGTAGAGGGGCGGATTATACTCGCTATCGTTGATGATATATAATGATACATATTCATGGATTCTATATCAGTAATGGTATATTAGCCTTGGTGTTAATCATTAAACTCAAAATACTCACAAATAATATTCATTACTTCTCGCTCAACTTCAGCGTGTATCTGCTCTCTGGTAGGCTCATCTGTATGCTTGAACGCTCTGTTTAATCCACACTCTACACCTTGGTCAACAGCCATCCCTATTATCTTCCAGTAGTTTGCTTTCACTCTGCTTCCTTTACGAACACACCGTCTACCATCTTGCCCTTGCGATACTTGATCTCACTATAGGCGTGGTACATACACTCCCAAAGAGTAAGCCCGTTGCGCTCTGCGATGTTAATCAGGACTACAATGATGTCACCAATGTCATCAATGACTGGCTGGCTCATTACAATGTTTACACCCAGCTCATCCACTTCTTCTAGCAGCTTGGTGAACTGTGCAGCATCTGTAGAACCTTCGATCAGGTTACGATCTTTGTGCCACTGAATAATCTTCTTTTCTAAATCATTACTCATCATCTTTCCTGTTAGCTCTACGCTTATTCCACTCAGCCTGTTCGTCTATAGTAAACAGAACAATGCCAGTAATAAGGCCGCCCACTATCATCACGCAGGCGGCCATACTAATCAACTCCACTAGAACGGAATGTCTTCATCAATAGCAGGAGCAGCAGCAGACTTAGCTGGAGCCTCACCATCAGTGAAGAACACCTTTACGTTACCGAGGATAGGGGTCTTAACGCCCTGCTCACGTTCCTCAGATGAGGTTGCCTGTGATACAAAGCCATTGTTCTCGTACTGGTCTTGCTCGGAAGTATCAATGAATGTAGTCAGGTCAAGGTATGTACCCTTGGCACCTTGGAACAAACGCTCTTTGTCGATTTTTGTTACATCTAACTTAATGCTTAATCCAACTTTCATACTAATCTCTCCGTCTCTTTTACTATGGTTTCAACAGCAGCTTCAACTTGTTCTGCCATCGCTTCAATATACTTCTCGTTACGGTGTGCTCTTACCAGTAGGTGTGGCATCTCTGGATGGTAACTCATAAAGTCCCACCACTCTCTGCCAGTAATCCATAAGCAACCCTGCACCTGCTGGTAATACTTTGATGGCACCTTACCTGCTCTCAGGTAGCTAACGTGTACCGAATCAGATGGACATTTTATCTCAAGTCCACCTTGTTCTGCAACTAAGCCATCGGGACTACACCCAAACTCCTCGCTGTCATGCAGGATAAAACCTGTCTCGACAACCTCAAAGTCAGTGATGAACTCATAGGCTTCACGCGCTTCTGGCTCCAAGGCATTGCCCCTTTCCATATGCTCGTTGGTGTAGAAAGGTTTGCTTCTACCAGTCAATCTCTCAGCTATCATCTCATTGATGTAGGACTCTGCTGAACTGCTAGGCTTACCACTACCTGTTACCAGTCTCCCAAAGTTAGAGGCTGATGGCCTGCCCAGTCTTGAGGCAAGCCACTCAGGGGAACCCTGCTCATCGGTTAGGATGATCATTTTACTTTTGCCTGGAGTGCAGCTAATGCTTTGCTGTAGTTGATTGCCAGCATTTCATCCACACTGTTAGCTCTGTAATGCTGCAGAAACTTTTTGGTGTCTGCTCCTGTAAGCTCCAGTAACTTTTTAAGTTCTGTTGCCTGCATTTCATTAACTGTTTCGCTAAGATTAGAGCCTCTAAGCATTGCTGATTCTGCATCGTCATCCACCTGCGGGATGCCAGCCATAGCAGCCAAACCATATCTGCGAGCATAGGTTATACAGCTACCACCAGCCTGCGGGTCTTTCTTAACTAATGGAAGTAGAAACTCTTGCTCAAGCCACTGGCCTGATGTGTGCATTAGCCTGGTTGCAACACCTACACTTCCTTCTCCGCTGACAGGGAACTGGACGTAGCTCAATCCGTTCTCAAAGAATGGCTGCTTAACCACCTGCATAACGTCAGATAGGTTTGCGTATTTTGATTTAAAGTGTGGCTGGGCATTGCCCTTCACAGCTCCACCCATGACTGACTGTGCTTTACATAAAGCTGTAGCCAGCTCGTTAATTAATTCACTTGATTTCATTGTTCCAATACTCCTGCTGATTGCATTTGCTCAAGGACATAGCGTGCGCCATATCCAGTGTAGTAAGCCTGAGACTCATTGTCCAAGGCTGGGTTTCCTAACTGACAATCCAGATCACCGCGATCCAGATCATCTAAGAACTTTCCATCTTCCATCTTATTCTCCTACCAAGTAGTATTCTGACACACTGCATTCTTCACCGAAGCGATTGCTCACTTTGATTCGAGTCGAGTCTATCTGGTATCCCTGCTGCTTTAGGTCAAAAATTCTGCTGGCTAACTGGGTCACTCCCAGTGATGAGAATGCCTCCAGCGATGTGATGGTGTTGCCACCTTTGAAGTGCTCAATAATTCTTTCACGTTGTCCCATGTTACTCTCCTTTAATCCCATGT